TGCGAGAAGTGCGCTAAAGAGGCCATTCTGTATCTTGAAAGATTCAATAGATACAAAAGTTTAGATATAGGAGAGGTAGTTTTAGAATAATTTTTTAAAATTACTATTAAACCCCACCTAATAGCAGGTAGCTAATTAGCATTGTACCTGGGGGTTGAAAAAGAAAAAAGGGGGGGTAAGTGGAGGAAAACTCACCCCCCCTTCAAGGAGAAAACAGATGCGACTCACAGTAGATAACACACCCTTATGATTAGCAATCCATGAAATTAGAGAAGATAAAAATAGGCCAAAAGCTCTGGTCAATGAAGAAAAGCAACTTTGGGGAGGTAGTTCGGGTTGGGAAAACCGGATGGATTACCTTGGATATTTCTGGGAAACTTCAAAGGGCATGGCACACCGACCTCGTAAAGCGGAGACCAAAGGAACCTGACTTCACGCTTTTCGAGGAATTGGACATCGAGGACCAACGGAGGGTACTCAAGGCGTCCAATTATTGTGACCTGCCAATACATGACGTCATGGTGGAACTAGGACTGTCAAATAAATGAAACTGCTTTACGTCGAATGGATTGACGCATCGGTAGTCGGGGATCAGTGGACTTCGCTCGAAGAAGCCCATTCTCTTGCCTCTAACGAACCGTACACATGCAAAACCGTTGGGTACTTGGTTTCAGAGAAAAGAATAGGAACCCCACAGCACACTGTTTACCTCACCATGACCGATGGGGGGGATGAAGTCGGACCCCAAATAGAAATACCTGTTTCAACAATCGTATCACGGAGGGAGATTGATGTTAAAGGACGAAATAGCCAGGAAGGTGGAGAGGGCCGGGAATAAAACCCTGACCGACCAACTCACCACCGCTCAAATGCGTGACCTAAAAGAGTTCGCCAAACTTGCCAAAGATGATCCAGGGTTTGTCGAGGCTCACGGGTGGGAGGGAATTGCAAGATTCTTTCGTAAGAAATGGAACCGAAAAAGACTTGCTGCCAAAACTCTCCGAAGCAACGTGAGCAGAATCAATGGCAAATCTTAAACGCCAGATTGATAAGGATCAGGTGAAAAGTGAGGAATTAAAACTCCTCAAGGACAGACTCAAAGCTAAAGATAAACTTCTCGATCAGTACGAGAAGCAAATCAAACAGCTTAGGAAAGCCAAGTACCGCCTACCTAAATCCCGTAAATCTCGTTCGAGTAAGGCAGACTACGTTCGGCTTGTGGTCCCAGATACCCACGGGTGCTTCGCAGACCCCCAAGCACTGCGAGCATTCCTAGATGATGCCAAACACTTAAACCCTAAAGAGGTTGTGTTACTGGGGGATCATCTGGACTGTGGTGGGTTTCTCGCCCAACACCACACAATGGGCTACACCTCCGAGGCTACCTACTCATACGAGGATGATTGCGCAGCGACCAATACATTCTTGGATGAATTGCAAGAAATCTGCCCTAATGCAGAATTTCACTACCTGGAAGGTAATCACGAACGAAGGATCGAAAAGTATTGCATCACTTCTGCGATGCGGTCTGGTGCGCCAGACATCAAAAGAGAAGCGGAACACCTTCGCCAGCTTTACGCTGTAGAAGAAGTGCTGTGCTTAGATAAAAGAAAGATACCACTCTATCGACAGGGAAAGTTCTATCACGGCCTAGGAGTGCCAGCGACCATCAAGCTAGGTAAATGTCACTTCACTCACGGGGTCTCTACCTCCATAAATGCCGCAAAAATTCACGTTGAAAGGTTCAACGGAAATATCTGCTATGGCCATACTCATCGTTGTGATAGCTTTACTATCAGGACTGTCTCTCAAGGAATCATAGGTGCATGGAGTCCTGGGTGTTTATGTGGTCTACAGCCTTTATGGATGCACCAGAATGTGTCAAACTGGTCGCACGGATACGGACTACAGCTTATTACTTCTACGGGTGACTTTCTTCATGTAAACATCCCGATCATAGATGGGAAAAGCTACTTCGTTTCAGTCGCGGAACGACTGTCTTAGAAAGAAAGGATGCTATGAATGCTCTCGATTCGCAGGTTGGTGGCGACCATTATAAACGGCTGGAGATACCTCCTGCTTTATTTATACATGGCAATGGGTTTGGATACGTTGTCGGCAACATTATTAAGTATGCCTGCCGGTATGAGGTTCTCGGCAATCCGCAAGACCTCCAAAAAATCAGGCAGTACACTAAAATCGCGGAAGACTTCCACAACGCGACGGCCTACGATATCCGCATTGAAAAAGAAATGCTGGACGCTTTTAAGCAAAACAATAAGACTGGAGGCAGCGGACAAGAACGGGATGTGCCAGTGCGTAACGTGCAAGAAGAAGAAACCGTGGAAGGAGATACAAGCGGGTCATCTAGTGGGAGGAAGGACAAACGGTGTTCTGTTTGATGAACGTGGCATATTTCCTCAGTGTTATGCTTGCAATGTATGCCGCCATGGTATGGGAGCAGAGTACACCGTCTTTATGCTTGAAAACTACGGTCAGGGAGTAGTGGACGACCTCATTAGACAACGCAGAGAAACGGTAAAATTTACGCGGGGAGAATTAGAGGAAATGGCCGAGGGCTATAAAGTCAGAATCAAAGAAGCTGGAGGAACATTATGATTGAGATAATTCAAAACAATAAAGTATGGGTTATTCTTGGTGGGTTAATTGCCTTAGTGATAATTAACAAGGATTCCCTGGGGTTTTTGTGGTCATGGACCAACCGTGTCCGGTCCTCCACCTCTGCCACGCCAAGCGACCGAGCTAATTTGTACGAATCGTTGATCGAAACCCAGAACTTATTGGCTAAATGCGGGGTGGAAAGAGACAAACTGGACGATATGACACTTTCTGAGGTGGGGCGGGTTGCTACCACGGGAGATTATGAGAAAACTACTTAATACGCTCGTTGTTGTCGCGCTACTGATCGCTGTGTTGGGGGTATCTACCCCTTCCCCCGACATGGTGGTCGTAGTGTATGAATCATCTGAAAGTGTTCCCGAGCCTTATGTGACGGGTGCTTTAAAAGTCCTTTCATCCGAAGGACTGCAAACGAGAGTTCTCGACAAGGACGTAACCACGGGAGAGGGGGAGGTGCCTATTCAGGTGGAGGCTGCTCTCAGCACAGCCACTAACCTTCCCTCTCTTGTCGTCCTTTCTGGCAACACGGTTATTAGTTCCCAACCTCTCCCCTCTACCTATGACGGTATCTTGGAGGCGGTGCGATGATAGATAAAAGGCTAATCGACGTTCAGTTTGAGTTTGATGGGCTGGTTGCTGACCCCACAATCAGGGAGATGGAGTACGCAGGTGCTAAACCTTTCCCAGATAAGTTCCTGATTGAGAGAAGTGAATGGGACGACCGGATCAACGAACACGAAAAGCATAAGAGTTCAGCAGAAGACTTCTCGGGACGCTTCACTCATCAGGGAAACTCCCATGAATGTGTGTGTCATGCAGCACATCAGGCGTTTATGTGTGCGTACAACCGACAGCTAGGTGGATTGGGTAATGATGTCTGGTTCTCTCCTCTGGCTCTCTACACCAGAATTACTGGGGGAAGGCAGTGGGGTGGGTCGAGTGTGATCGACTCAATGTATGAAATGATTGAACGTGGCATGATTCCTGACCATGACGGCCCCGAAGGAAAGAACGCACAATACGAGAAGTTCAAGCACACCGTCCACCAGACTGCGGGCAGGAAAGAAAGCTGGTGGCCCACAAAAGGATGGATTAACCCAAGAGAACTACCCGATGGATGGGAAGAAACCGCTGAACACTTCAGAGCCTTAGAAGTTTACACCGTACCTGACCGAGATGCCCACGCATCTGCACTACTGCAAGGTTTCTGCATTGTAAATGGCCGAAATGGGCACTCAATCCCACACATGAAGCTCGTTAAGGACGGAAGTAGCTATATGTCAAAGTATAAAGACTCCTATAATGAATTTCGTTACGATACAGAGAGATTGTGGGGTGGTGGTTACATAATCAGAGCAACCACAATGCCCCATGATCCCTCCAATCCAGCAGAATCAACGGATTGAGTTGGGGCAGGGATGCCCCTCCTATTATGAAATACTACATATCGCTAATACTTGTTATCATTATCGGGTTGGCTCTATACGAGCGTCCCGTAGAGGTGCCTGTAGAGACCGTAGTTAAACCACAGCCAGAGAAGCCCATTGGAGTAAAGGAGTCCGTAGGAGCTAAATTCAAGCCTCCTGCGGCAACCTTTTGACGTACCAGATAATCCTCGGTCGAGGAGAAGATTCAGGAGACGGTAATGTGCTGGATTTGGTGGGAAGATGAACCATTTGACGAGCCAGACGACACTCTAACCCAAGATTGGAGGTGATCCTAAGATGCCCAGGATTTTCAGAAGTAACATTAAAACGACAGTTGCAGGCGTGGCAACCGCCATTGTTGCTGTGACTAACGCGGTTATCGAGCTTATTAACGGTGGTTCTCCCGACTGGGCAACAACCATTGCTGCTATCACTGTAGCTTTGGGCCTTCTGTTTGCTAAGGACGGAGATTGATGCCAAGGCTTTTCCACGAGAACGCAGGGTTAATCTTCTCGATCATCACCTGCATCGTCTTCTGCTCGGCAGCGTTTGGTGTTGCGCACAGCCAGATTAACCACAACAAAGATTCAATAGATGAGCTTCAAGATGACCACGATATACTCATTGGCGTTCAAGCTGATGTTCGGTGGATACGTGCCACGATCAAGCGAATGGATGAAAAAGAATGAGTATCGTAGTACATAGAATAACACTTCAGTTAAAGGTGTCGGCTGACCCTGCCGAACATGATGTATCAGAGTGGCTGATTGACCCCACCATACCTGACGCACCCAAGAGATATTGGATAGTAGAAGGGGATGATTTAAGAGAAGCTACCGAAGAAGAAAAGGGACCGATTGACGTTGAGTACCTAGCTGAACAGAAGGAATATCGCAAGCAAGGATTTCGAGAGCAATACGACGAAGCTCTTGAGTCCAGATACAAAACAAAGACCCTCCTCTACGCTAGCTACCTTTTGACCAAAGCCATGGCGTCAATGGACGAGGATGTAGTCGATTATCTTGGTGACCTTGCTCAGTGGATAGAGGATGGTGACGTACTGGTAGAAGCTGCTGAAGGCTTGGTTGAATCCAGGACAACCGCAGAAGACGTTCAGGCCGTGCCCCTTACTTTAACTTCGTGGCTTAACGCCGACCCCAAAGTATCCACTCGCGCAGCTAGGAATATGTAAAGGATTTAACATGGCAAGTGGCGACACCCTCTTTATCCTGACCCCGCAAGCATACACACCCCCGGCAACGCTATACGCCACACT